AGTCAAATTGAGTGCTCCCTTGGTGACTACACCTCCACCACCACTGCCGTGAAAGTATTTGATTTTGGTAGCCATCTGCACATTGCCATTGAATGTCTGTCGAACAATCAACCAACCTCCATATCCACCCGTGAACACATTGCTTCCAGCTTTGTAGTTGAGAAGGTCAACGAATCGCTGAAGGATATCAGTCTCTTGATACTTAATGATTGCGGTCTCATGGTTGCCGTATCCGATGACTGTCAGGATGTGAGCATATGGTAAAAACCACTCAACAGCGGTCTCAACCACACTATCCAAGTACTTTGCATTGTTGTGCTCTGGTCGGATGTCTGACTTGTTGCCTCTGCGATCTCCGCGCCCCTGCATGAGGCATAGCATATCGCCGTTTATCATGACGGGAATGTTGTGCTCCAAACAATAGTCGAGGTCACGCTTGAGAAGTTTCCAATCGCTTTTTGGATTGTCCCAATGGACATCTGATAGCATCGCTATCTTAACCAAGTTGCCCTCGAGTTGAAGCTCGTGGATGTTCTTGGCGTGCTTTTTTAATATCATAAACTTGATTTAGAGTATCTGAATAGATACATTGTTCCCATGCCAATCACAAAGCCAAGAATCAGCACCCAAAAATTAGGCTTTTCTTTTTGTGATTTGTACTTCGCCACTTCTATCTTCTGCACCTGGCGAATGGTGTCACGCTTGAGCTTGTATTCGATGCGAGTCTGCCATCTTGTTTTGGGCACATAAGACGTCTTGTAGCGCACTATGGTGTCCTTTTGGACCAACACCTTCTCCCAATAGATTGAATCGTTTACAACGTACGGAATTGAGTCGATTGAGGTGATACGGATGGTATCTCCAACCTCATCGCAGCGGTATCCTTTCTTAATTGCTTTGCGTAGGTGATAGTTGGCTGTGCAACTTGTCGCAAATATTACCAATATTAGAGACAGAATCTTCATAAGTTCTCAAGCATTTGAATCATTCTCGGGCATGGATAGATGTCACTCTTGTCCTTTCTGACCGAATTGTGAGTATAGATACCAGGAGTGCCCTTGAATGCCTCCTTGTCGAGCGAGAATATCTGCGCTCTATATTCTCTCGGTATGTTATAGGTATCGCAGAGATACACCAGCAATTGTCGAGTGCTTTCAATTTGTGCATCGGTGTATTTGTACCAATGCTTGAATCCCTTGAATGGCTCATCCAAGGTGGTCACCATAGATTCAGGCACTCGAGCGTTCACATAGTTGTAGAACTTACCATCTTTCTCCTTGAGATATCCCCAGTTGCATACCTCGATTCCAACAGAAGCCTTGTCAAGATTTTGATATTTCGCACCTTGACCTTTGAATTCTGCTTTGCTGATGCCGAGATGCCACGCCCAATGCTTGGATGAGAAGCACTGAACAATCAATCCATCTTGACCAACCACAAAAGCAGTGGCTACTCTATCGCTGGTGCCATTCCAATACCTACTGACTGCCTCAGCATTGCCGTTGCCAGCAGTGTGGTGTAGATATATTTGATTCTTGGCTGACTCTTCTGCAAAGAACTGCGACTCTTTGAGCCTGACTTGCTTTATTTTGGAGATGTCTAATTCCATTTGTCAAGTTTTTTGTCCAATAAACTGGACTTTAATAAACCCCGACAACAGTATCATCGGGGGATTCTCGGTGTTCAGTTATCGTGAGCAGTCGAGTGGAGTTACTGCCATTTATCGAGTTCTGCTTTAGATCGTGTAACGAATCTACGCATGGCAGCAAGGATATTCTTGCCGGTCACGCTTTCATATGATTCATTGATGCTCTTCACCTCAACCACTACGCAGAAAAAAGCCACAAATTTTGTCATGATGAGTTCCACAGAAATGAAGTGAGCGATGATATCACCAGCGATGAACTTCTCAATCAAGAACGTGAACACAATGCCACCACAATAGAGCAATGATTTGCCGATGGTGTCAGATAGTCTGCGAGATTTGAATGCTTTCCAGCCTCCTTTCTTTACGCTTCGCCATACTCCGAATATGGTGTCAATGAATATGGCAAGAATGGCAACCAATACCATGGGCTGCACTGGTGCGAGTATAGTTAAGAATGAAGCGGTCAAAATAAAAAGGCTGTTTTTCATCAGATGACAAGAATTTGATTGTTGTATCCGTTGTTGCGTGGATATCCGCAGTTCCATTCGCCATTGAACCAGCAGTCACCAAGGCACTGGAGGCACTCGATTTGTGGGCGAAGGTCAGTATCACGATTCTCGTGGCTGATGAAGATAGGATATTCCGCTTTGTTTTTGATTAAGTATTTGATGAGGCGCATCTCAAAGAATGAAGCCTTCTGTGCATAGTGCTCCATGCCGAATGCAACTTCACTGCGAGATACTGGCTGTGAGAAGTCACCACTCTGCTGCTGGAGTCCCTTGTTCTTGAGCTGATACGTCAAGCCAAAGACTGCATCTTCAGCGGACCTCCATGCGATGACAGGCTGAATGAACTGCACCAGGGTCTCCTCTTCAGGTGTCAACGTCTGGTTGTTGTAAGCATCGAGCAAGTGGTTGTAGAATACGGTGCCCAATATCGGCATCACTCGGAGCTGTGCTTGAGTGGCTACATATGGGAACACATCAGTCACGTCCACATTGGCAGTGATTGGCGTGTTGGTCTTGAGGTAGTTTTCTGTGATAAAATACAACATTACGCTTGAGGTATTTGAGGTTGTGCGGCTGCTGCTGCTTGTGTTTGGGTTACATCACCACCTTCAATCGGTGGAAGTGATGCGAGTGCTCTGACCTCATTGATGGTCATCTGCTCAAGTACTTTGGTAGCAACCAATGGACTCAATGAGTTGAGTGCGTCAGATGTTTTGCTTGCATCTCCTTCAATTTCAACAATGGTTTCATTGATGATTTGGAAGTTGTTAATCGTGAAGTCAGCGAATCCGAGCTTGGCGATGTGCAGAATCTCATTGAAGATATCTTGCACTTGCTCACGCAATGGCATGACAACGTTTTTCTCGAAGATTACATATGCTTGCTTGATGTCACTACCAGAACCAAGTGAGCCAGTGGTGCGGACACCCATCAAGATTGGGTCGATGGTGTGAGCAAAACAGATTTGCTCTGTGTTCAATCCAGATGCTTCCTGGAAGAGCTTGTCATTTGAGTTGGTTGGAATGCTCTCAATCTTTGGAAGTTGGTCTTGTGAGTTTGCAAAAAATGCGGCAGTCTTGCCAGCGTTCTGTGCACCTTTTAGCTTGTCGATAGTGTTACGCAGCACGTTCTTTTCCTCCTCCGATTGCGGACGTTTTGGGAACATGATTGCAAACGATGGGAAGATGCTGTTCTGGATGTTGGATTTGGCGAAGTACGAAAGCTCACCAGATAGGAATGCGAAGTTCAAAGCACTTGAATACTTCGGCAACGGATACCAATCTTGACCAAGGGTCTCTACCTCATAAACAAACAACTGTTCTGTGTCAGTGCAAGTCGGATGGTGCTTCTTGATTTCTTGCACATTGATTCGAGCCGACCAATCCTCACAGATGAAGTATTGATTTGGTTGACGACCACGTCTCACCTTCTCTGGCGATACGTTGTGCACTCTCTTGAGCTTCATTTTCTCATCAAATACCAGGCGAAAGTAAACACGATTGTGCACGATCAACTGCTCGGTGACTGCTCTTGCAATCTTTTTGATGTTGACTTTCTTTTCGAATGTGTAGAGGTCAAGCAAATCCTTGGCTGTTGCACCCTCAACCTTGATGTCGAAGCCACCACCAATGACAGCATTGGTCTTGTAGTCCACAATGGCACCATGAAGTGGTGAACTGAACACCATCTGGTTGAGCAGCTCTGGATACATATTGTCTTGTCCAAATGGAATCCATCCAGCGGTGGTGTATCTTCCGTTGACGTATGGCAAAGAGAGGTTTGCGCCACCAACTTTCAAGAATGGTGTGCTGAATGCCTCGTAATTTGGCGAGATGACTTCCATCTCTGCTGGTTTTTGTGCTCTGAATCTATCGAATATGCCCATGATTAATCGTAAATTGATGATGTCGATGCACCACTCACAACCATTCTTCCCTCTTCAATGACAACACCAGTGGTATCCTCGATTGATGTGGGTGGTATGGTGGATTCATACACCGAGTATGTATATTGTCCCTTCATTAGCTCGACATCAACAGGCTCATCCAAATAAAAGAGGTTGAATCTCTCTGGATAGTCGGAGTCATCTGGTGCCGTGAAGAGGATTGGGTCGGATGTTGGGTTCATTTCGTTCTGAAAAACGAACAAATAATATGGCGAGCTCAATGTCGACACCTCTGTCAGTGTCAGCACAATTGAATTCACCTCTCCCTTGTTAATGTAAATCATTTACTTATATTGCAATGAGGTCAAATTTTGTTCACAAAAAAAGCCACCCGGTTGGATGGCTCTTTGTAGTAGGTTGATTTTTGATTAAGCAATGACAGCATTCACAGCAGCCTCTTCAATCTCGTATGCGAGGAAGTCATTCTCTGCGATCAATGTCACAGAGTACTTGCTACCATCTGCACGAGTAGTACCTGAACCTTCACCAACAGCACTCAACTGAAGGAATGGGAAGTACCAGTACTTGCCGTTCATATCCTTAACAATTGCGTTGAGGTATTGTTGACCAGCACCCAAGATTTTGATTGCTTGAGATTTGTCTTGGTCACGGCGGTGGAACATCAAAGAGATTGTCGCAGTCACATAAGATGAACCGTTAACGAGGTCGATGGCAGCATCTTCAACATAGCTTCCAGTGTTTCTGCGTATCTCGAAAGGAGTATAATCAGGAGCACCACCAGCTAAAGTGATAGCATCGATTGTCCATGTGTTGGTTGCATCCAAAGTGAATGACGCAATGTTGTCTTGCTGATTAATCCAAATCTTTTCAATGCCACCACTATTGTTGTCGCATGATTTCACGATTGTTTCTAAAGCTTCACAAGCCATAATTTTTGATTTATCAGTTTAAAAAATAGGGGGGATTTTACACCCCCCCTGGATATATTAAGAGTAGAGAACTACTTCAGCACCATTCACGTGAACGAAACCAACTTTCATGTTGGCACGAGTACGGATATAAGGCTCTGCAACTGTGTCAGAAAGGTTGACAGCTTTCAACGCTTTGTCATCACCTTCTGCATCGAATGCATAGATAAGGTTGTCTTTCAAAGTCAAGACAGCAGTGTCATTCGGCATACCCTCACAAACAACAACTTTTACACCAAGGTATGTCAATTGAAGTGGAGTGGTTACATATGTCATGGTGTTGCCAGAAGCAGCAGCCAATTCGTATGCGTTAGCGATGTTTGTTGAAACATACAAGCGAAGGTCAGCTTTCTTGCGGATGATTGCAGCAGGAGCAGCAGCGAAGATAAGAGCTAATTGAGCCAATACGTTACCAGAGTTTACAGTTGTATTCGCAACGTCAACAACAGTAGCGTCAGCCAAAAGGTTCTTGATGTAACCATCGCAAAGAGCCAATGTAGCGTTCTCACTTGTTGTGTCACCTTGCCAACGGATAAGCTCGATGTCTTGACCGATTTGCTTCGCCATTTCATTCCAGTAGAAGTCCATGAAAGATGCAACAGTGAAGTCACCATTTGAACCTTTAGCCATTTGAAGGGCAAGGAATGATTGCTCAAGGTCGAATTGACAGATTTGAGCCATAGCACTTAATGCACATACATCGATTTCAACTGCGCTCAAGTCGTCAGTTGGAGCATCGAATGGGCAAGAAGATGCTTGCAATACATTTCCAAAAAGCACAGTCGCTAATTTGGTTTTAGATTTCACACCTGGTAAAAGGCGGTAGTTGTCAGCGATAGACTCTTCACTCAAATATGCTTTAGAGTAGAATGCCTCTGGGTTCGCTGCCAATAGAGCGGATGCGTCAACATCCAAATCGAAACGGAGTTTTCTTGACATTTTTATTTGTTTT